CTGCTAACGTTTATAACAACGCTTTTAGTACAGACTTTAAAGGCGGTGATGGACAACCATTAGTATCTAATGCGCACCCATTACAAAACGGTAGCACTGGTTCCAACAGACCAGCAACTATGGCTGACTTATCTGAAACATCTTTAGAAACAGCGTTAATTGATATCGCTGGATTTACAGATGACAGAGGAGTACCAGCAGCAATCGTTGGTAAAACATTGCACATTCCAAGACAGTTAGTATTTGTCGCTGAAAGACTTATGAAGTCTCCAAGCAGACCAGGTACTGCTGACAATGATATTAATGCAATTAACAACATGGGTATGTTACCTGGTGGTTACTATGTAAACCACAGGTTTAATGATACCGATGCTTTCTTTATTAGAACTGATTGTCCTAACGGAACAAAGATGTTCAATAGAGCTGCATTAACAACTAAAATGGAAGGTGACTTTGAAACAGGTAACGTAAGATACAAAGCCAGAGAGAGATATTCATTTGGATTCTCTGACTGGAGAGCTGTCTACGGTAACCAAGGAGCCTAATAAACTTATAGGTTGGGGGCTTAGTGCCCCCTTCCACTATTAACATTGACTAGCGAAAGCTAGATTATGAAAGGATAAACAATGGGAAGAACAACATTTTCAGGTCCATTAAGAGTTGGAAAGACTCAAAAAACAAGCGATGCAGAGTTTGCTGGTGCAGTATCTCTTGTCGCAACAGCCTATATGGCTGACCCAACAGCAGCAACTACAACAGCGCTTCGTAGAGGATCTAGTGCAACTGGAAGCTCTGCTGAAGCAGTTATCTTGCCTGCTAACGCAATCATCACAAAGATTGAAGCAGAAGCAGATGCAACTGGCGGTACAAACCCGACTTTTGATCTAGGCTTTATTGAAGTAACAACCGATAGCCCTACTTCAGATACTGATGGTATTATTGATAATGGTGACGCAGATGCAGGTCACACAGTCTTTGATTTTTCAACAGGAACTGTTGGAAATGACTTTGGCTTTGTAATGAGCTCAGACCATCCTGTTAAAATTACAGGTGGTGTAGGTGCTTCTGCTGCAACTGGTGGAAACATTAATCTAAGGATTCACTATCATGTTTACGATACTTCATTCGGAACTGATATAAGCGGAACCTAATAATTAAATATTAACTCGGTGGTGGGGTGTAATGACCCCACCCTTAAAAAGGAGAATATAACATGGCTTTAGTAACATATTTAGATGGTGCTAGAAAACTATTAAATCAGTACGTAATAGCTGCAGGAGATGCTACTGGTGCACAAAGTTTAAGTATAGATGTATCAGCTCTTGCTAAAAATAATGGCAAAGAATGTACACATGTATCTTTAAACAAAGTTTATTTTAATGTTCAAGTAACTGATAATGCAGATGCTGTAGAAATGCAGTGGGATGCGGATACTCAAAGACCATTCATCGTTTTGAATGGATATGATGATTATGACTTCAGCTCTATAGGTGGTATATCACCAACAACTGCTGATAAAGCTGCCAGTGGTTATACTGGTGATGTTACAATTGTAAATCCAGCAAGAGCAGCTGGAGATACTATCTTCATTAAAATGGAGTGGATTAAACATTACGCTAACTAATGGCAACATCTGGCACACATACGTTCAATTTAGACGTTGCTGAGATTATACAAGAAGCCTACGAAAGAGTAGGCTTCGATGTTAAATCAGGATATGATTTAGTTACAGCAAGACGGTCTTTAAATTTATTATTAACTAAATGGGTTAATGAAGGTGTAAATTTATTTACACTAGATCTAACTACTCTAACTCTAACAAAAGATACAGCTACTGTAAATCTAGCAGCTAATCAGTATCTAGATATTATTGATGCTACTACAAGAGATACAAATTCATCTCCTGTGACTGACACAGAATGTGAAAGAATTAGTTTATCAGAATATCTTAACTATCCAAATAAAACAACTAGCGGTAAGCCTGTGCAATTTGCTGTTGAAAGAAACAGTCAATTTGATAATTCAGGTACAGCTAATCATAAAATTTATTTATTCCCTGTTCCAGATCAAACTTATTACCAACTACATTGTTGGACTATTAGGTATCCTCAAGATATAACAGATACCTATACACAAAATCCAGATGTACCTAGAAGATATCTGCCTGCTTTAATTAGTGGGTTAGCTTTTGAATTAGCAAATAAAAATGCAGACAAAGTAGATGCTACAAGAAGAGCAGAACTAAAAGGTATATACAATGAAGAATGGCAGTTTGCAAAAGAAGAGGATAGAGAAAGAGCAAGTTTTTATATACAACCTAAGATTCGCGGGTACTAAGAGCGATGGCTAAAAGAGCTTCAGGTAAATATGCATATCTGATAGATGATCGTTCAGGCAGGAAGATACGATACAAAGATGCGCGAACAGAGTGGAATGGGCTTCGAGTTCACAAAAAAGATTGGGAGCCCAAACACCCACAACTAACTCCACCAAAGTTAGGACCAGAAGCAACTTCATTATACAATCCAAGACCAGACGCAGATGATGATAAAGTCACAGTAAGACTTGGTTCTTTATTTGGAAGAGGTACACCTAATACAGTTGCATCAGTTGGCACTGTTAATATTAATGTAGCTGAAGTTGCAGAGAGTCCAAGTTTATTACGGGCTGCATTTACTTTACCAACATTTGCTACAGGTGTAACAACTGTTGGTGTAGGATTATCCTCTGCTGTAGGTTCTGTAGATGTAAGCACAGCGGAGAATGCAGATTCACAATTATTACAAGTAGCATTTACACTTCCAAACATAAGTGTTCTTGAAGAGGCAGATGGTTTAGCTTTATCTTCAGCATTTACAAGTCCGACATTTAGTGCTAGCTCTAATATAATATTAACAGGTCAATCTTCTGCTTCGGCTCATGGGGGCACTGGATTAAACTTTAATCTTACAGAAGTTCCTATAGGACAACCACTGTCAACTGGCATAGGATCGCTAACATTCCAAGCTAGTTCTCAGTTAGCTATAACAAGTCCAGCAGCTGCTACTGGAATTGGTACTATAAATATTAGCACAGAAGAAGACGTAGGTGGGTTGTCTTTAACATCAGCTCATGGTACAATATCAATTAGCATTGATAGCTCAGGCTGGGGTATCCAGACTTGGGGTCAGAATGTTTGGGGTACATAATTATGGGTTTAACATTTAATCAATTAAAACAAGGTATTCAGGATTTCTTAGAAAATTCTGCAGCTTCTTTTACTACTGCTACAGGTTCTGGTAAAGCACCTATAGAAGTATGTATAGAACTAGCAGAGCTTAGAATTGCTAAAGAAGTAGATCTTACAGCTTTCAGAAAAATAAATACTTTTAGTCTTACACAGAATGTATCTACAAAAGCAGTGCCTGAAGACATGGTGGTGCCCAGATATTTACGTATTCAAAACGGAGATTTTTTACTACAAAAAGACGAAACATTTATAAAAGAGTTTAACAAGAATCCTACTACTACAGGAACAGTTAGATTCTATGCTTTAAATCAAACTGGCTCTACTTACACCAGTAGTAACAGACAAACAAATTTCTTATTTGGACCAACTCCATCCCTTGCAACAACGATAGAAATAGGGTATACTATGAGAGTTCCAGGATTATCATCAAGTAATCAAAACACTTATCTTGGTGATAGAGCCCCAGATGCTATTCTGTATGGATCATTAATAGAAGCAGTAGCTTTTATGAAAGAGATCCCACAACAGATAGAAATGTGGAATGGCTATTACAGTCGTGCATTACAAACATTAGCAAATGAGGAACAAATAAGAATGCGAAATGATGAGTTTCGTAACGGTGAACTAAAAACAATGACGAGAGGACAATAAGCATGGCTATTACATCAGCAATCGCTAATAGCTTTAAACAGGAAATCTTAGTAGGCACTCACAACTTCACAGCAAGTTCTGGGCACACTTTTAAGTTAGCCCTTATTAAAGCGAACGCATCGCAATCTGGTACATACAATGCTAGCACAACAAACTACTCGGATGTTACAGGAAACAGTGATGAACTTCCAAACGGCAGTGGTTATACTACAGGAGGAAATACTTTAACAAGTTCTACTCCAGTATTAGATAGCTCTACAGCTGTTTGTGATTTTGCAAACACATCGTTTTCAAGTGCTACATTTACTACAAGAGGTTGCATAATTTACAATACATCAGCATCTAACAAAGCCGTAATGGTATTAGATTTTGGTGCAGACTATTCGGTTTCTAATGGTACGTTTACCATTGAGTTCCCAACAGCAAACGCTAGTAACGCAATTATAAGGATTAGTTAATGGCTTCTACTTGGAGTGCTGGTGGATTAAACGTACGTTTAATGACCACAGGTGAAAATGATGGAACCTGGGGTGATCAAACTAATGACAATTTAAAACGTTTAGAAAATAAAATAACAGGTTTTGCAACTGTTAGTTTATCAGGAACTTCACACACTCTAACATTTACAAGTAACCCTACATCTTATGTAGATGAAGACGGAAGAAACTTTGTCCTTAACTTCACTGGTTCACCAGGGGGCACTTGTACAGTAACTATACCAGCGCGTGAAAACGTATACTTGGTACAAAACAATACTGCCAACAGTTTAATTTTTACTGTAGGTAGTGGCACAACATTTACTGTTCCTGCAGCAAGAGATGCATTTATATCTTGCGATGGTTCAGGTGTGTTTAACGCATTAGCTGATTTACAAGTAACAACTGTAAATGGTGTAGATGTTGGCAATGCAGCAACGAAAGGATTCGCTATAGCTTTAGCTGTGGCATTATAAGGAGGAATAGATGGCACAAGATTTTGAGAGAGCTGTAGCATTTGACTCTAGTGGTGATGTTAATATAGGCACAACTGCTAGAAGTATCATCACCTCAAACTCTGACGATGCAATCATAGGAATTAGATTATCTAATATTACAAACGCTACTATCAAAGCTGATGTTTATATAACATCTTCTGCTAGTGGTGGTTCTGCTGATTCTTATATTGTAAAGAACGCTCCTGTACCAGCGGGTGGTTCATTAGAGTTAATTGATGGAGGCGCAAAAGTGGTCCTTCAAAGTGGTGATGTTTTAAAAGCTAAGTCTGATACAGACGCAAGTTTAAACGTGTGGGTATCTTTTATAGATAGCATAAGCACATAGGAGTAACATGGGATATTTAGGTAATCCAGTAACAAAAGATTTTACAAGCAGTACATCTGTTCAAACTATATCAGGTGATGGTTCTTCTGCATATGCACTGTCAACAAGTGTAGCTGTGCCAGAAGATATCGCAGTTCTTCGTAACGGAGTGCGTCAAAAACCTACAACTGATTATACAGTAGCAGGATCTCAAATAACTTTTACAACAGCTTTAGCAGGTACCGATACTTGTTTTGTTATATTTTTAAACAGTGTTGTAGGTACTAATACACCAGGCAACGATTCAATAACAGCACCTATGATGACATCATTTAATGGTGTATATGAAAACCTAGCAACAATAACATCAACTGTAGCAGTAGCTGCAAGTGATAATGCATTTTTGGCAGGACCTGTAACCTTTACAGGAACAGTCACAGTGGAGGGTAATCTTACTGTAGTATGAGCACACTTGAAGTAAATAGCATTGCACCAGTTACAGGAAGTTCAGATGTCACTCTTGGTGGTTCATCTAAAAATATTAAGTTTGCTAGTGGTACAACCGTAGACTTTTCTACTAATACACCAACACTAAGCGGTATACCTTTAAACGGCACAGGCAATGGTTGTTATAGCAGACCAAATAATGGAGGTTCTTGGAGTTCTACACAATCAATTAGTGCTGGATCTTTCACTCTCATTACAGCGTGGGAAAATCAAACAACTATTGGTTCAGGTGTATCTTATAACAGTGGTACTATAACTGTTACAAGGGCAGGTATGTATTTTGTTCATTGTCATATAGAATCTAGTACAGCTTCACAAACAGGAATGGTAGGCAAATTAACATTAGAGGGTTCTAACAATTTTTCTGCAGGTGGTAGAATGGAAATGGCAAATTTGCAAACTTATGCAAACCTTGGTGATAATTTTAGAATGTCTGGCGCTATGGTAATTTCATGTGACGCTAGTGATACAATCGAATGGAGATTTAGACATGACAACGGACCAAGTTCTGTGGTAATAAGAAACGGGAGTTTTTCAGTTATAGAACTGACTAATAATATATCATAATGGGAACAGTATTCGTAGACAACTTAGAACCACAATCAGGCACTAGCTTAACACTAGGTGCGAGTGGTGATACATTATCTGCTGCTTCAGGTTCAACAAATTTATTAAGTAGGCTTGGTCAAGTTGCTACTTCTACTTTTACTTTAGACGCTAATGTTACAAGTACAAGTTTAGTAGAATTAAATGCGTCATGTAGAGTATCATTAACACCACTTTCATCATCATCAAAATTTATATTTCAAGTACAGTTTCCATATTTTGCTACAGATAATAATACTGGATTTTTTATTAACTTTTACAGAGATATAGGTGGTGCTGGTTATAGTGACATATCTGGTGAGCTATCAAGGTACGCTGGATATGGTAGTGCAACTGGTAAATATCGTACTTTTTCAGGACAATTTTTAGACTCACCATCAACAACAAGTGCAGTTACATATTCACCTTATGTTAAGGTAAATCAAAACACAGTTAATTTTGGAAACAATGGTAAATACTCAGCAATATTAATGGAGATAACATCATAATGTCAAAAATACTCGTAGATACCATAGACACTAGAAGCGGAACTTCTAATATCACAATCGGCTCAACTAATGCGTCACAGATAACATTAAAGTCTGGTGCAACGCTTACAAACTTTCCAGCTAATACACCTAATTTTTTTGCAAATAAAACTGATGATCAAACCATATCTTCTGGCTCTGCTACAAAAGTTGAATTTAATACTGAAGAATTTGACTCAGATAGCGCTTTCTCATCTAATAGGTTTACAGTGCCGTCAGGTGAGGCAGGTAAATATTTTTTTTACACCACTTGTCATTTTACTGGCTCTACTGATCAGAGTTATCACATAGTTGAGTTTTTTAAAAATGGTAGCGTTGCTGCAAGATCTGTTAATCGTTTTTCAGGCACACCTTCTTTGTCAGAATCGCTTTCAATAATTCTTGATTTAAGTGCATCAGATTATGTAGAGGTTTACGTTAAACAAAATTCAGGTAGCGGTCAAATTCTTAGAGGCGAAGCGTCTGAGAGAAAAACATATTTTATAGGATATAAATTAACATGAGCACATTAAAAGTATCAACAATCTCGCCTCTTGGCACTGACGCTACGAAGACTATTACTATAGGTAGTGCAGGTGATACGATTGCGGGTATGGGAGCTAACACTCCTAGTTTTTCCGCTAAGTTAAGTTCTGATCAAACTATCTCTGCTAGTTCTTATACTAAAATTCAATTTGATAGTGAACAATGGGATACGAACTCAACTTATGATGCTTCAACTAATTACAGATTTACACCTGCTGTGGCTGGTAAATACACAATAAGTTCAACTGTGATGTTACAAAACATAGCGACTGCTGGTAATAGAATACAGTTTGCCATATACAAAAATGGTTCTTTTTTTGCAATGGTTGGTGATGATGGCCCTTCAACTGGTTCAGGAGCAGATCCATCTGCTACTATTTCTATGGATATTGAATTTAACACAACTGATTATGTAGAGATGTATATCTATCACAATAGTGGTACAGGAAGTAAAGATATAAGTTCTGCATATTCTTTTTTTAGTGGATCTAAGGTAATAGGAGCATAACATGGCAGTAACAACAATACCAACAGCGGGAATAACAGATAGTGCAGTTACAATAGCTAAGGCTTCAGGCTTTGGTAAGATTGGTCAAATGGTGACTACAACATTTACAGGCACGGAAAGCACCACAGTTAATTTATCTAGTAATGACAGTTACACTACAAGTTCTGTAGCTGCAACATTAACACCAACAGCAACATCTAGTAAAATTTTAGTTATGAGTACTATCAATGCTGGTAGTTCTGACGCATCAAATGGTTGTCATATTGGAAGATTTTTAATGGCAGTAAGTGGTGGTTCAACAACTGCTGAATTTCGTGGTGATGCTGCAGGAAGTAGAAAGAGAAATTCTACTGGTAGAATGAATGAAGGAACTGGTGGTACGACAATGCACACATACGGATTTAATTTTGTTGTGACACCAAACACAACTTCAGCAGTAACTATTTCATATCAATTTGCTTCAAGAGGTGGCGGTTCTGGTACTGCTTATATAAACAGAGTTCATAATGATAGTGATTCAACAGAACATGGTAGAGCAGCATCAGCAATTACATTAATGGAGATTTTAGCATAATGGGATACATCGGAAACCCTGCAGTACAGGGAAACTTTTCAATAATTGACGATATTAGTGGGAGCTTTAACGGGTCCGACACACAGTTTACTATAGCTGTAGGGGGCACCACACAAACAATAGGTTCACTAGCATCGCTAATGATTCATATAAATGGTGTCTATCAAGTACCAGGAACAGCCTTTACAGCGGGCTCAACATCTGGTACAATAGCATTTACAGGACCACCTGCAAACGGTGCTACGTTTTCAGGTCAGATATTCGGAGATACTTTAGACATAGGTACTCCAAGTGACGCAACAGTTACTGCTGCGAAACTAACAAGTATTCAAGGTGCGTACAGAAATGTACAAACTTTGACAGGCGGCTTATCTATAGCAGCATCAGAGAATGCTAGTATAGTGGGTCCTATAACAGTGTCCTCAGGACAAACAATAACCGTAGCTAGTGGTGGAACACTAGTGATATTATAAGGAGTAAACAATGGCAGATTGTGCACAAGCAATACAATCGATCGGCTCATTCGAGTTTGTCATAAATGGTGCCCCCTCTACTGAAGCGGAGTTTAATTCGCAAGTTAAGTGGGTATCTGGCGCTGACTCTAACGGCACAGCTATTTTTGGCTCTAAGCCAGATGCTGTTACTTGGGCAAAAGTCAAAGCCGACATGGACAAACAAGACAAGTTTGCTGATCAAAAAGTAATCAACGAAACTGCAAGAGCTTATCTTGCATCAACTGATTGGTATGCAGTTAGAGAAGCAGAGGGCGGAACTGCTATGCCTTCTGATGTAAAAACAAAAAGAGCAGCAGAACGTGCTAAGGTTGTGGATTACGCAGACTTTAGCGGATAGGAGTAAACAATGGCATCATTAGCAACAAAAGTAAAACTTTACTGTGAGGCTAACTCAAAGACTGTAGACTTTACAAAAGACGTTTTACTTCAGGACGATTCTGATGGTAAGGGTCCTTACATAAAAGAATGGAATGTTTCAGGACTTGATAAACCAACAGATGATCAACTTGCTACATACGAAACAGCAGGTAATACTGAAGAGACAAACAATGTAGTCAGATCTACACGTAGAGCAGCTTACGGTGATATTGGTGATCAGCTGGATGAAATCTATAAAGATATAGATGCATGGAAAGTTAGAATCAAAGCTATTAAAGACGCAAACCCTAAATCATAAGGAGTAATAAGTGGTATCACAGTTAAAGGTAAATGAGATTATAAAGCAGTCAGGCTCATCAATTACAATTGGTGAGTCGGGAGACACTATTACATTACCTTCTACATCTACCCTTACAAACTTTCCAGAAAACACTCCAGTTTTCCAAGCAATGCTTACTTCTGATCAAACACTTTCTTCAGGAAGTTTTACTAAAATACAATTTAATAATACATCTACTGCTGATTTAAGTTTTGACCCACAATCAACTTATGATAACACCACAAACTATAGATTTACTCCAGCTACTGCTGGCAAATACCATTGTTATGGTATTATAACTTATGAAGCAGGATTAAATCAAGGTGAGGATATGTATTTTAATTTTAAGATAAATGGATCTGATGCTTCGCAGTATGAATTTAATTCAGGAGGTAGTGGCATTAGACACTCCTTACACTACAGTAGTACCTTTGACTTAGATAGTGATGATTACGTGGAAATTTTCGGCTATCACAGTAAAGGTAGTAATCACAATGTTGGAGGCAATGCTTCACTTTTGAGAACAATTTTTGGTGCATACAAATTAATAGGATAAAAAATGACTAGTAAACTCAAAGTAAACATACTCGCTGACGGTGGTGATAACGCCATTATGACCTCTGATGGGTCAGGCTCTTTGACACTCAATAATGCTGCGTTAAAAAATACTCCTGCTTTTAATGTAAGAATGAATACTCTTCAAAGCATATCACATGAAACAGATACATTAGTCGCTTTTGATACAGAAATATATGATACGGATAGTGCTTTTGATAATACAGCAAGTAATTACAAATTTACAGTTCCAAGCGGTAAAGCAGGTAAATATTATTTTTTTGCTAGTACAAATCTTGATGCAGTATCTGCGGCAAATCTACAAAACTGTCAAATGTATTTTTACAAAAATGGTTCTGTGCAACACAAGATATCTACAAATTTTAATAGTAACGATATTAAAGCATATCAAGCTACTCTTAGCACTACTTTTGATTTAAGTGCTGGAGATTATGTACAAGTTTATGCAAGAATAAGTGACTCATCTGGTTCACCAAGAATAGATGGAAGCGATACAGCACAGTCACAATTTTTTGGATTTAGGATGGTAGAATAACATGGCACTTAATACATTACCCGCAGGAGCTTTTGCAGATGATGCAATCACATCTGATAAAATTAATTTAGCTAACACGTTTGCATTTACAGGCACTGTTACTGGTGCTAGTAAATTTGTAAACTCTAGTAGAGTTTTATATACAGCTGGCACAGTCACTATTACAAGCACTGGTTCTTCAGCAGACACTGGAATAGATCACACATACACAGCATCTTCTACAAGTAATAAACTTTTACATTTAATTAATGATGCTTGGAGACAAGTTCCCGATGGTGGTACTCCAGGTGGAGTCACTATTTATGCAGATGATGTTGCCATAACAGAAATAAATTCACAAATCGGATTAGGTGAGTGGCATCAAGACGGAGGAACAACACAAATAACTGGTAGTTCAGTTCATTATTTTTCTTCAAGTGTTGCCTCTACAAGTGCAATCAAATATTCTATTTATGCTAGAGGTCAAGATTTTAGAATACAAAACGGTACTGGTTACCCTTTAATTTGGACAATATTAGAGATAGCACCGTGAAGATAGATCTTAAATTAATAGCACCATACATAGTAATGGCTTTTGGTATAGCCATGACATGGGGCATGTGGTCTGAAAGATTAGATGCTGTTGAAAACAAAGTAGATAAGATTACTCAAATGCAACAGGACATTGCCATTATCAAAGAGAAGATAATGTGGATGGAGAGTTATTTAATAAGTATACCTAATAACAGGTAGGAAGGGGGCACGGCAAATGCCATTAGTACAATTAACAGCGCCTCCAGGAGTTATCACAGACATAACAGATTATCAAGCGCAGATGCGTTATACTAACGCAGATAAGGTGCGCTTCTTTCAAGGCTATGCAGAGAAGATAGGTGGCTGGACTAAACGATTTAGTTCATCACAACTACAAGGGCAATGCCGTAAAATATTCCCACATAGAGATACAGATGGTAGTAAGTTTATATTTATGGGAACATCAACTCACTTCTTTGTAGAGTATGGTGGTGCAGTCTATGACATTACACCATTTAGAACAGACCCAATAACTTTAACTAATCCATACACTACAGGTTCTGCAGGTTCTAATGTTGTTACAGTCACACATACTAATCACGGCTTGGCTAACACTAGTCCAGGTTCTCGTGTTGTTATAGACACAGCAGTGACTCTTGATGGAGTAACAATAGCAGCTGGAGAATACATAGGTACTTATATAAGTGCAAACCAATATTCTATTGTGGCTTCTTCAGGCACAGCAAGTAGTGGTAGTCAAACAGGAGGAGGTTCTGTTACATTAAGATACTTAACAAACAATGGACCAGATGATGGTTTAACAGGTTATGGTTTTGGTGCTGGTGTGTGGGGAGCTTCTTCATGGGGTACTGCACGTTCAGCTTCTGGTGTTGTGTTATCTCCTAGAGTTTGGTCTATGGATG